GTATTAGCTCTGGCGGGCTGAGGAGGCTAGTATGAGTTATAGAGACGGACACCTGGCCAGCTATTTTCAAGGTCATGGGTATGGATATGGGTACTTTGACGGGGATGGGGATGGATTCGGTCATAATGGCTATGGAAATGGGAATGGCTGGGGAGGAGGAAGCGATTGGGGATTTGTCACAGCCAATGATGACGGTGACGGTTTTGGCTGCGGTTATTTTGGCGAGCCTAACGGCGACGGTGCCGGAACGGACAGCGACAGCCCGTACGTCAACGGATTATTCTTCTGGTGAGGATTTTATGATCGACATGCCGAAAATTGCTGGGTATTTGCGAAAGAATTTCAGTATGCAGGAGCACGATATCGAAGATATTTTGCAAATTATCAGGATGGCAACGGTTGGTAAGGATTTGCGGCCAGAAACAGCCAATGCATGGGCATACACAATCGCCCGCAGGCAGGCGCAACGGATGACACGCCGGCGTCACCGGCAAGTGACGACAACCGACTTAGGCGGGATGCCGGAGATTACGGTTTTGTCCGACGCCGACCGCGAAAATATTTCGTCGGACCAGGTTTCGTTGCGCCTGCCGATTGGGGACATGGTGCGCGTGGCAAAGGCTCTATGCAAATTCTTTAAGGCGTACGATTGCGAAGTGGTCGATTTGACCGTGAAAGGTGTGCTATGACTTGGAGTAATGGCGACGGCACCGGCTGCGGTTGTGACGCCGACGGCTATAGTTATCTCTCTGGTGATGGTTGGGGCTGCGGCTGGGGCAATGCTTGGGGCGACTCGCTGAGCTACACCACCTATCTCGACTGATCCCAACCGCGAGGGCAGGCCGTGATTGTTTTGGCCTGAAATTTTTATTTACGTAAGCCCTTACGGCATAAGCATTTGCGACGTAAGCGCCGAAGATTAATCAAATTTAATGAGCAAATTTCCCCAAAAATCAGTCTGTATATAATAGGGGCTTTATGATACAAAATATACCAATATCAAAAATTCGAGAGCCAAAAATTTTGTTACGCCCGGTGAGGCGTAATATAGAGTTTGAGGCCCTGCGAGATTCTATAGCCGATCTTGGCATACTCAACTCAATTTTAGTGAGGCCCCTCGGGGAGGAAACTTATGAAATTGTCGATGGGTATTACCGTTTTTCCGCAGCTGTCGAAGCTGGTCTGACGGAAATACCATGCCGCGTTGTGGATATGAGCGACGAGGACGTTGCAATAGCGCAGCTGCAAGCCAATGCTTGCCGCCCGCAAGTCAAAAGATGCGAGTACGCGGAGCGCTTAAAAGCGCTCTACGGCAAATACAAGTCACTGAGACGATTGTGCCGAATTGTAAACCAGTCACCGAGTTGGATTCGAATCCAACTAGGCCTAACCAACTTGACTCCGGACATACAGGAAGCAGTTGACAATGGAGAAATACCGGTAGCTTCAGCGTATATGCTGGCCCGAATTGATCCAGTGTTATGGCCTAAGCTGAAAGACTTGGCCAAGCAGTTAGACGCGAAAGAATTTGAACAGAAAGCGAGGGAAATAGCGAAAGAAATAAGAGAGAGTAAAGTTTCGGCAGTCATCAAGCGCTATCTCGATCCCCTCAGAAAACCGACCCCGCATTATCGCGCTCTAGAGGCGGTCGTTTCGGAGATTGAGGCGTTGCAATCTGGGGCAGAGTATGTTCTGCAAAATCCAGCTGCAACTCCGCTTGAGGCTTGGAAGGCCGCTTTACAATGGGCGGTCAAACTTGATCCCGAATCGATTAAAGAATTCCGAAAAAGACAAGAAGAGTTACTACAGAAGAGAAGGATACCAAAACGTGGAAAACAATCTCGCCAGTCTTAACACGACCCTGACCATTCCAACCCAACTTGGTAATGATGAGGATTTCGAAGTAGTTGCTCGATCATCCTCAATTCTTCCTCGTCTTCAGCTGTTTTCGAAGGGGCGGGCAGTCAACCGCGGGACTGTGCCCGTCGGTACTTATGGCCTTGTAATGGGCAAAGACTCCGTTATTCCTCTTGGTGCTTCCGTGGATGTTATTCCGCTGGCCCGCCGGCCGGAAGCGGTTGATTTTTCGAACGGCGAGGTTGTGTTTTCCTATAACGTTCGGTCTGCTTTGTTCGAGCGAATTCGGGAACTCGCCGATCAGCCCGGTGCCAATGCTCAATACGGCACAGCATTTTTATTTTTCGAGCGCCAGTCGGGGAACTTCTGCAAGTATTTTTTCGGTTCTCGCAGCACTCGTGACCTGGCGAATCAAGTGCGAGGATTTATGGCGCTTACGGAGGAGCAGATTGCTTCTCAGCCGGCTCTTGCTGGTGTCAAGCCACACGGCCCCCTGCCCATGACGATGAAGGTGGCGCTCCGGGAGAACAAAAAGGGCTCGTGGCACGTGCCTGATATTTATCCCTGTTCTGTACCCTTTACGAATCTCCCGCCCGTCGCGGTCATTGCGAAGGAGATCGAGAAATTCTTGTCCGTTAAGGATACCGTCGAAATTGCGGAGGAGGCACCCGTTGCCCGCCGGGCTCGGTGAGGGGAAATATGCAAAAATTTTCTGTTCTGATTGCTCTTTTCCTTGTTGCGGTCGTAAGCGCCGTAAGCGCGTCCGAAAGAGAGGTGATTGACTATCTCCAAGCCGTTTCCTGCTGCGTGAAGACCGGCGATGGAGAAGGTACTGGTGTTATTTTTACACGCGGCGACACGTCTTATGTCTGGACCGCCGCTCATGTCGTGGCATCGCTACGACATGAGCGGGAGGTAATTCAAGGAGGAACTAAAAAGACGATTATCGAATTTGATGATGCCGCCATCGTTCAAGAATGCCGCGAAATTGGCAGGTGTGTCGGGGAAATCAAGATGGCGGCGAAGGTGATCCGATACTCAGACGCCACAAAAGGGGAAGATTTAGCTGTCCTGGAGATTCGTAAGCGCAATTTTACCCGTGCGAAGGTTGAATTTGCGGAATCTCACGTACCTGAACTAGGTACGAAAATTTATCACGTCGGGTGCCTGCTGGGTCAATTCGGGGCAAACAGCCTGACGAGCGGAATTATTTCTCAGGTTGGAAGAGTTCTTAATTTGCAAGCAGGAGGAACTGAGTTCGATCAAACGACAGCCCCAGCTTATCCCGGTTCTTCTGGTGGCGGTATTTTCTACACCGATGGGAGATATGTCGGCATGTTAGTTAGGGGTGCTGACGCTTCTTTCAATTTTATCGTTCCAATCAGACGGATGCGCGCTTGGGCCAAACGCGCAAATGTAGAGTGGGCGATGGACATTCACTCTCCTGTGATAGATGGCCCTATTGAAGTACCATGAACAAATTCCTGATAATTTTTGCGCTCTGTCTGTGTGGTTGTTCGCAGAGCATTCCAACCGGCGCGAATGTAACCGTCTATGATAGAAGCGGCGTAATCTTAGCGCCGCTTTCATTTGGTCGCTATAGGGTCCGGTATAAACAGGATGTCTCGATTGCCAACCCAATCAAGTTGGGACCGAAAACAATTCAAGTCTCAATCGATTTTATCGACGTTTTCTACTCGGATGAGATTAATTACACCCCACCGCAGGACTAAAAGAGCATGAAGCCGGGGTGTTTGATCATTGCGAGACCGAGCGTCGATCTCGGAAATTTTTTGATTTTTGCCCAAAAATGCCTGGGCAAAAATCTGGCTGCCAAGGCGGATGAGCGTGGGCTGCCACTCCCGGATGGCCTGAAATTCATGCAGTGTCTGACGGAAATGGGAATCCCCCAACCGCTCGGACATGCGAGTTATTCAGTGCTGCTGGTGTGCGACGCATATGAATTGTTGCCGGCCTTGTCGTGCGTGCATGGTCTGGCAATAGCTACGACTGAGTTACGAACCGGGGCCGCTTTTACCGTCTTGTCTGGCGCATTGGACAATTGGGCAGTCTCAACAATCTCAGGGTTGTCGCTGAGGAGCGACATTTGGGCAGAGATTGACAGAGTATTCAAGGCTGACAAGATTGATCTATGCTCTTTAATAGCGCCCTCCCAAGCCGTGGCGAAGTTACCGCGCATGTCCTAGTTGATAAGCGCGGCTATCAATGCAAGATGAGGGTCCGCCTCCGCATCGATGGTGGCCGAATATATTTCGTGGAGTCGCCCTACGCACTCAAAAATGAAATCAAGGTACTCCGGGGGTCCAAATGGCACGACGACAAAAAAATGTGGTCCGTGTCGAACTGCCCACGAAATAGATTCCAGCTGGAGTACCTGATGGGCGGGAACCCGTATGCGTGGTTCGACCGCCCTGTCGAGCCGGCCAGCAATCTCCCAGGCGATCTTTTCCCGCACCAAGTTGACCTGATCAACGCCGCGCTGACTTACCAATACCAGATTTGGGCCGCAGAGCCGGGGCTGGGTAAAACGAGGGCCGCCCTGGAATATATGGCTAGGTCTGGAATAGATAAGTGGTGGTGGGTGGGCCCTAAACCAACGCTGCCTGTTATCCGCGAGGAAATTAAAAAATGGGGGTTTGAAAACCTAAACGTAGATTTGGTCACCTATGACCAGCTGGTCGCACGTTTCCGGGCCAAGGTTATCGATATCCCAGCCGGCTTAGTAGGCGACGAGTCCCAACGCTGTAAAAACGCGACAGCATTGAGGACGCAGGCCATGCAGCATTTTGCAGACCTGATCCGTGCAGAGTATGGGTTTAGCGGCTCGGTATTGCTGATGTCAGGCACCCCGTCTCCAAAGTCACCCCTCGATTGGTATTCCCAAACAGAAATTGTGTGCCCTGGATTTCTGAGGGAGGGCTCGATCGTAGCTCTAGAACAGCGGCTAGCTTTCATGGTCGCCGACTCAATCCCTGGTGGGCCTATTTTTCGCAAAAGACTCGGCTGGCGAGACAACCACCTGAAATGCAATGTGTGTGGGGTCCTGAGAGACCAACACTGCGACCCAACGCATGCATGGGAAGAGTCCCGAAACGAAGTAGCGTATTTGAAGGAGCGACTTCAAGGATTGGTGACCATCAAGCTGAAGCGGGACAATCTGGCCTGGCTCCCAGATAAGCACTTCCGAGTTGTGCGGTGCCGGCCTTCCCAATCCATGCTCAGAGCGGCAAAGGCGATTGTAGAAGCGTCGCCAAGCGCGATCCTGGCCGCGACAAAGCTGCGGGAGCTATCAGACGGCTTCCAGTATGAAGACGAGCCCGGAAAGAAGGTGCCATGCACTCATTGCGAGTCTGGCTATGTAGTCGATGTGGCTGGCGCGAGAGAGCGATATGATGGCCGGGAATTCCTCGATCCTAGCATTGCTGCTGAGATTACGCGCACGAGGGTAACCTGCCCTGCTTGCGGCGGGACAGGGCTGATGGCTAAGCTGGAAAGGGCTGTAAAACAAGTCCCGTGCCCGAAAGACCAGGTGATCCGAGATTTGTTGGACGAAATGCTTGACCAGGGAAGGATCGTAATTTATGCTGCGTTTACGGCATCAATCGACAGAGTAGTGGGAATCTGCCACGCTGCTGGTTGGGATGTCGTGCGTTGCGATGGGCGCGGCTATTCGATCTTGCGAAAAGACTCATCGCTGGTGACGGACCAGTCGCCGCTTGAGTATTGGGCAAATACAGAAGCATATGATCGAGTAGCATTTGTGGCGTACCCAGGAAGCGGCGTCGGTCAGACGTTAGTGGAAGCTACGATGGCAGTGTTTGTGAGCAATACCTTTAGGCCGGAGGATCGTTTTCAAGCAATGGAGCGTATTCACAGACCGGGCATGGACTTGGCCAAGGGCGCTACTATAGTTGATATAATTCATCTTCCATCGGACGAAAGGGTGTTGCAAGTACTCAAGGAGAATCGGCAGTTGGAAAAAATGACTCTAGGGGAACTTTTTTCGGAAGGGTTTGACTGGCATGCAGAATAATATCACAGTTTGTCTTGGCAAAATTTTTGAGGCTGGTGGCACCCACACACTTGACGATCTTGTTACCCAGTGCGCTGGCGCGGTGGGCTACACGCCGTCCAAGCACACCGTGCGGTTGGCTATCTCTGCTATGCGGAAGCAGGGTTGGCAGATTGTTTGCATCCGAGCGGGCCGACGGCGAGGGGCAGGAAAATATTACGCAATGGCGAAGGCTCAAACATGCTAACAGCAGCTGACGTACAAAATATTAGAGAGCGTTTAGCCAAAGGGGAAAGGCAGCGTGATATCGCTGCTACCTTTGGGGTCAGCCGCTCATTAATCAGTGATATTGCCACCAGGCGGGCATATGCCAAAGTCGGCCCCGCTGAAACTGGGGGTCCAGAGGCTGAAATTCTGCTCCTGCGAGAGGAACTTGCGCACGCGCGGAAATATGCCAAGCATACGCTCAGATTGCAGGGCCTGCTTGGGTCGCTGGTGCGCGAAATGGACAGCCGAATTTCGCCGCTCAAAGCGCCGACCCCACCCAAGCCAAAGAAGAAGCGGGGTGTGATCGAGGAGCACGCCGTGCTGCTGCTGTCGGACATGCACGCTGATCAAGTTGTCAGGCCGGAAGAAGTCGGCGGTTTGGAGCGATACGATTTTAACGTGGCGTGTGCGAGGGCAGAAAAGCTGGTCGATTCTATCCTAGACTGGGCTCTGAACACACTTGGATCGACTTTTCATTTCCCGGTGCTGCATATTCTGAGCCTCGGAGACACCGGGAGTTTTGAGATTCACGACCACGATAGGCACTCATATTTCCAGTCGTCTTTTAAAGCAGCCCTGGCTATTGGTCAACTACAGGCATTAATGGTCCGCGACCTGGCGGCGCACTTTGAGCACGTCTCATTTGTTGGGCTGAGCGGCAATCACGGTAGAAGGCACGCAGTTAAGGAGTTTGTCAGCGGGCCGGTGAACTCATGGGACTACCTGGTGCATGAGACTTGCCGGCTCTATTGTAGGGATATGAAACACGTTAACTTCGTTATCCCCAATGCCTTCAGTGTTAATTTGGCTATCAACGGGATCGGCGTCCACTGCTTTCACGGCGACGACGTGAAATCTAGCAGTGGCATCCCATTTTATAATCTGTTGCGCCGCCAGAAAGCTCTAGCGGCGCTCGGCAACGCCGGGCCGCCGATCCGTCTGACTGTCTGCGGCCACTTTCACTTACCAGCTTCGCTGGCTGATGTTAAGACGGAGCTAATTGTTAATGGTGCGTTCCTCGGTTGTGATCAATATGCCTATAACTCTTTCGCAGGGTATCGCGAGCCTAGCCAGCTAATTTTCGGTGTACATAAAGAGCATGGGGTAACCTGGCGATTGCCGATTAAGCTTAGGACGGCTGGACAAGAGCGACCCCGCAGATATATTATCAATCATGCAACGTGACGATTCTTACGACGTGTATCAAATACCGGTAGCTAGCATCGTCGCGGACGATGAGTTTAATTGCCGGGGCCCGATCGCGCCAGGAAGTGTCACAGAGTTGGTAGATTCCATTGCTGAGCTTGGCCTGGAGTCGCCGATACACGTGCGCCCTATTGAGGGGGACCGCTACCTGATCATTAGCGGGCATAGACGTTTCGCCGCGGTCTCTCAGCTGGGCTGGGAGAAAATTCCTTGCAGGGTCAGAAACGTAAGCCAGAAAGAGGCCCTGGTCCTCAATCTGGTAGAGAATCTAGAGCGGAAAGACCTTAACATTTTACAAGAGGCGTCCGCACTGAAGAAAATATATCCGAGCGGGGTGTCTCTCCGGCAGGCCAGCAACGAGTTACACAGGCCGACGCGCTGGGTGGCAGCAAGGCTGAAGCTGTTAACTCTCCCAGAATCAGTGCAGCAAATGGCCGCCGCCGGCTTACTGAGCAGTGACAATATCGTGGCAATTGCTAAATTGCCCCGCCAAGAACAGGAAGATGCGGCCAAAGCTATTATAGCGGCAAAGAAATCCGGAAAGAAGGCTCTGCGTGAATCCCTCCCGCCCAAATATAGGGCCACTTTTCAGGCCCGCAAAAGCAAAAATGAACTCCTGAAAATGGCGGCAAAGCTGTTAACATTAAATGTGTATGGATTCGAAACCTGGACTATATCGTGGGCGTGCGGGTATATCTCAGACGCCCAATTCCTGGAAAAGTGCCGGGAAAACGGGTTGGCGGCAAGAATTCAGCGGCTTGAACTCGCGGTCCAGCTGATGCAGCAACAGAACCAGAATGGCTAGACTGTATTTAGATACCGAAACGTGCGGGTTGGCCGGGATGCCGGTGTTGCTCCAATACGCTATTGGAGACGGCCCCATCACTCTCTTCGAGCCGTGGAAGCGCCCGGTTAAGGAAACGCTCAGCCTGATCGAAAGTTTCTTGCAGCACGAGATTGTGGGGTTCAATCTGACTTTTGACGCATTCCAGCTAGTAAAGCTCTACACTATTTTCTCGCTCTGCCCCCCAGATTGGATTCCAGAGGATCATATTGACGAGATAGCAGAGTTGGAAAAAGACGGGCGGGATGGGCCATGCATCAAGCCGCAGTCAGTGCTAGACCTGATGCTGTACTGCCGGAAGAATGAGTGGCAGAGCCTCATGGACCGAGACGATATCCGGGTGAAAAGAGTACCGAGTTGCATAGCGGCTGAGCTTGCAGAGGAGTTGGAAGCTCGGCTGGATATTGACCCAATCTATTTTGCCAAGCAGCGCTCGCCCAAAAAATGGAAGGTGTTCCCGCACAAGCGCGGTGGAAAAGTGGACCCAGACTTTTCTGATGTTGTCTTGATTTTCCATCCAGCAATGGGCCTGAAACACTTGGCCGAGCACGTGCTCCGCCTATCACCGGCTGCTCATTTTGAAGACATCGAACCTGCTGCCAGGCCTATCGAACTCCCGTATGCCCCACTGGCGATAGCGGTCTCTTCGAAAGAGAGAGGCTGGGCAGTCGAGAAAGAGGGCAAGATCGTTGGCCACGCTTGGCCAGCCGTCATCAAGAGCCATATTGACCACTGGCATCAAGTGGCCCCCGCCCGCGAGTACGCTGAGAAGGATATTTATTACACCCGGGCGCTCGATGCTCATTTTCGGCACCCAACGACTGGCGACGACGACTCCACGCTGGCCTGGCAAGTGGCAGTCAGCCGTTGGCGGGGTTTTAAGATCGACAGGGAGGGGCTAAGCCGCCTTTTGGCGGATTCAATCAATGTCGTAAAAAGCTCGCCGGCAAATCCGGATAATCCCGGCCAGATTCGGACATACTTGCTCCAATATATGGATGAGCTTGAGGCGGTCTCGCTAGCCGACACAACCAACAAAGCCAGACTGGAGTCCATAGCTAAGTGGACAGTGGATGAAGAGGAAGCTTGCACACGCTGCTCCGGTGCTGACACAGCCTGTCTGCGCTGCGGGGGAGCAGGGAAAGTTGCGCCCGGACGACACCCGGCAGCCCTTGCCGTAGAGCGTATATTGCAGGTTAAACAGGCCGCCGCAGAGGTCAAAACGCTTAGAAAGCTTGTAAAGCTTGACCGCCTGCACCCAGATTTCAACGTGGTCGGCACTCTTTCATCCCGCATGAGCGGGACTGGGGGGCTTTCTGCTCACAGTATCAAACACACCGATGCTGTTCGGCGGCTATTCCCGCTAGCTTGGGACGGCGGGGCTCTATCGATTGGCGATTTTTCGGCTTACGAAGTGACCATCGCCGATGCCCATTACGGTGATCCTCAACTTCGACAAGACCTTTTGTCGGGGCGCAAGGTACACGCAATATTCGGGGCCGCCATGTTTGGAGTCACCTATGAACAAGTCATGGATTCCAGGGGCTCTGATAATGATATGTACGCGAAAGGCAAGCAAGGGTGGTTTGCGACGGCCCTGTACGGCGGCGACTACCGAACCCTGATGCGCAAATTAGGTGTGTCGGAAGAGCAAGCCACCGCTGCCTGCCAGCTGATTGCCGAGAGATATCCTGTCATTAAAGAGAAGCAAGCCAAATTACGCGAACGATTCTGCTCTATGCAGCAAGGAGTCTCCGGCGGACCTGTGACATGGCGGGAGCCTGCGGAATACGTAGAGTCCTTCCTGGGCCACAGGAGATACTTCCGGCTAGAGAATCATATCGCACGGACCATGTTCGAGTTAGCAAGCCGGTCCCCCAAAGAGTGGACCCGGTTCCAAGGCACAGTAACTAGAGTACGAGGTAAGCCGCAGACAGTCTGCGGTGCTACGGCTAGCGCGCTCTATGGGGCCGCCTTCACAGTACAGGCTTCAAATATGCGGGCAGCTGCGAACCACGAAATCCAGTCGCCGGGGGCTCAGTTGGTCAAAAATATTCAGCGTCGGGTCTGGGACGCCATTCAGCCCGCCGGGGTTCACCCCCTCAGGGTCAGTTTAATGAATGTACATGACGAATTAATCGCTGTCTCTTCGCCTGATGCTGTCGAAGACGTGGCTCAGGTGATCCTCGGCACCGTGGAAGAGCTTCGGGAGAAGGTGCCACTTTTGGCTATCGATTGGCGAAAGAATGTGCGGTCATGGGGCGAGAAGAATGTCTGATAAGACAGAGGCCAAGATTAGGCAGGAGATAAAACAGTTTCTAACCTTGCGGGGGTGGTTAGTTGAAATAACTCACGGTAATGCTTTCCAGTTTGGGTTTCCCGACCTGTATCTGGCACACCCAAAATGGGGCACACGATGGGTTGATGTGAAGCGACCGGCAAAATATTCGCTGACCAAGGCGCAAAGGTTAAAATGGCCAATTTGGGAGCAATATAATATAGGGATATGGATATTAACAGCTGCTAATGATGAGCAATATCTTCGGCTGTTCGGCCCCCCAAACTGGAGAGACTATGCCTAGTTGGACGTGTATGGTAGATGCCTTTTCCAGGGCGTTGGGGGTAAAGCCAGAAGATATTTATCAGTTTTTAGGCCACGATGGCGGGGAAATAGTGGCCCCCAGTCTGCCCGATCCGTTTTGCCGACGCGGGTTCCACACCCAAGAAATTATTGATTTTTGCTCCAGTCGCGGGCGCGCCGTGATGGAATTCCATCGCTGGCCAGCCCTGGCCTATCCGCAGGCTGGTGACTTGATAAAAGAAATTTTGACTAAAGATCAAGCCGAAAGGCGTTGGCAGAGCATATTGAGTCGATATAACGGAGTGATCGAGGGGGTTCGGGAGAGCCATAAAAAGCATGCTGTGGCATATTCTGACAACATCATTTATGATAGTGCTTTGCCGCAGCCGTTGAATTATACCGAATGGGTGTCCGTGACCAAGTATCTGCCGTTTGTCTTGTACGCAATCATATGACTACTCAGCAAGCCGTCGCTCTAATCAATCGGCAAGTAGATCGGTTCCTGGCAAACAGGCCAGAACTCGAATATTTGCGTGACGAGTTTAGAGGGGCGGGGTATCTTACATACGCAAAATTGCGGAACAAGCTACCGTCGATTAAGAACCCAACCATGTACTTGATAGTCGCGGTAGCAAATGCGTGCAAAGACGTGGCGAAACATTATTCGGCCAAGACTGTTCAGTTGCCTGAGGAATTGCTAGATGATAAAGGCTTGGCTACAAGTCAAGATTTGCAGCCATTCCTCGAATTGTGTGAGAATGACACGGAAAGGGCAATAGTACGGCTGAAAGCAGAGGATTTTGAAACTAAACAAATAGCCAGAACATTGCAAATAAGCAGACAAACTGTAGAGCGAATCTTGCGCACCCTTTACGCCAGATATTTAGCCTCGTAGTATGTTATTTCGCAAGACCAAAACTCAACGCATATTTGTCGATATAGACGACGTGCTAAATGATTTCACCATCCACGCATTGCGCCGTGCCGGCTGCGACATTTTATCTTACGATCAGTACCCAGCAGAGTGCCGTTTTGATATCATAGCGGCTGCTAACAAAATATTAGGACATGATAAATATCGATCGAAAGCAGATTTTTGGAATCTGCTTGATATTATGTTCTGGGCTCATTTGCCCACGAACGAACTGACTCAGCCAATCATGGATTGGGCTGCCCGGCAAGTTGGAGCCAATAACGTATTCTTGCTGACTTCTCCCACCATAGACCCCTTATGCCTAGCGGGCAAGCTGTATTGGATTAAACAGAATCTGCCGACTGTTTATCATCGCCAGTACGCTATCACCCCCAGGAAATTTGTCTGCGCCCAGCCGGGGCATCTACTAATAGACGACAATGAAGAAAATTGCAAGGTATGGTTAAAGAACGGCGGCCAAGTAAAAATGATCCCGCGCCCGTGGAATTCAGCCTGGCTGAGACATGACAAGACTTTTTCTTCAATCGCCTCAAATATTTAACGCCAGCCGACATAATGTGTCGGGCTGGTACTGCTACCAGGAGCCGGAGATACCAGGGAAGCGCGCTTTCTGGGACGGAGGCGTCACCAGAGGGCTACAAGCACTAGAGGTACCGTGGACAAAGCCCAAGAAAAAGAAAGCAACTGGACTGTGGTCTGAGGAGGCTGAGATAATCGACGCCCCCGACTGGTTTTTGAATCGTTTGCCAAGCTGCCCATTGGATGGAGTCATATGCCCAAAATATATGGGGGCAAAAGACTGGCAAGACTATGAGTACCAAGTATTTGCGTCCCCGCCATTGCAAGGTATCTTTACTCGTGGCTATATCGACAATTTGGGCATTTACATAGGACCTGTGGTTGAGCAATTCTTTCTTGCGAGAGCCCAGAAAATAGACGGTTTCAAATATCTGAAATACGCATCGGTGGAGTTTGAGCTTGAGTGGCTGTCCTGGCAAATTTACTCTCAAGATGACGTGTGTTACCTAGCTTACCATAAGCTTCTGCCGGAGAGCGAACTCAATTGCGCGAGAGCCTTAGCACAGCTGGCTTTGGGTGTGGGGCGGACATGGGTATTAAGAGACCCGGACGGGCAATGGAGGCCTGTTAGTCATCCCGGTGTTTTAAGGTTCGCTCCGGGACTCAGTATAGACGAGTAAGCATGCGAAAGATAAAGCATTTATCGCCGTCTAGCTTGGCGCTTTGGTATTCTGACCGGGAAGCATTCTATTGCACCTACCTGGCGGAATGTCGGGCACCACGCCTCCCTCAGCAGCTGCCGGCAGCTGCCGGGTCGGCATTTGACGCAAGGGTGAAAAGCAAGTTGATGGAAGACGTTTTTGGTGAGTCAGGGAAATATGAATACCAAGCTCTGTTTGAAGCGTCTGTAGAGCCTCAAAATAGAGACGTAGCCGGGCCGGCGGGTGATCATATTTTCGAGTGTTACGTACAGTCTGGTGCTTATGACGATATTTTGGCGAAACTGAAGAAAAGCAGCAGCCGCCCCAGGCTAGAATTCACGGCCGAGGGAACGATAGCTGGCGTGCCAATGGTCGGCAAGCCTGATTTGCTTTTTTCAATCGACGGCGTAGACATTTGCCACGACTGGAAGGTATCGGGCTACTACTCTCAGTATGGCATATCGCCGAGCAAAGGGTACTACCTTTGCCGAGACGCACCGGTTAGTGATAAACCCAGCCGATACCACCTTAAGGCGCATCCAGATTACTCTCCAGTAGACTATCGGGGATTGACGATCAACGCCAATTATTTAGAGGATTCAAATCCAGCGTGGGCAGCACAGCTGGTGATTTACGCCTGGCTCATGGGAGAGCCGCCAGGGTCGGATTTTGTGCTCTCAATTGACGAGATAGTAGGCCGCCCTGGCGCTGATCGACCACTGCTACGCACTGCACACTATCTCGCCCGATCCTCCAAAGGGTTTCAGGACAGGCTGCTTGCCAAAATACAAAGCGCTTGGTACGCTATAGAGAGTGGGCATATTTTTACGTGGCTAGACAGGAAAGAAAGTGATGAAAAATGCGAGGTGTTAGAAAGAGCCGCCGTCAGCATGCACTTCCTGGACTCAACTACGCCCAAGAAGAAGTTCTCGGGGAAGCTATGTTAACAACACGCCCCGCCAAGCCAAATGACTTCCCCAGAATCAAAAGGATAGATTTGTCAACCTACCCATATCCTTGGGGCGAGGATGACTGGCTATATAAAATGAATTTTGTTAGTGTGGCCACAAGCTGGGGGGCAGTGGTCGGGTTCATAGTTTGGCGTGTTGACCAGACAAATTTAAGCACTCGTATACATAGGTTGGGCGTGTTAAAAGATCACCGCCGCAAGGGGGCCGGGTCGGCTCTCATTGGCGACTGCATCCGGACCTGTTCTACCAAGAAAATAGATATCTTGGTGCCTGAGTATCAGGTATGCCCCGGAGGGGAGGAAGACGCGAGTCTTTTCCTGAAGTCGTTAGGCTTCGTGGCTAAGACCCCCTTCCAAAAAGGGGCCTTCTTCGAGTATGGTCGCAAATACGACGGTGTTCTATTCGAGCTAAAGCTAAGAAATGCCTAGGCTTATTTGTGGGGACGTACTCGATGTTCTGCCTCGTTTAGGGCAGTTCGCTTGTTTAATAGCGGACCCGCCTGATAACATCGGCTTGGCATATTCTGGGTATAATGATAGAAAACCAATCGCCGAGTATAAAATCCAGTTCGCTAAGTGGCTTGACGCATTTATCGCGTCTGCTAAGGTGGTCTGGGTAAGCTTTAACGCTAGGCACCTGTGGTGGGTCGCCCGGCTTGTTGACGAGAGAATATCATCGAACCTTAAATGCCGGTTGTTTATACAACGATTCACCTTTGGGGCGTATTTACACCACGACGCAGCGAATTGCTTCCGCCCGATTCTCAGAATAATGAGAAAGGATGCTAAACTCTATCCGCATCAAATTTTAGTCCCATCGCAACGCCTGCTAATTGGAGATAAACGAGCCAAACCAGCCGGCAGGATACCTGGCGATGTTTGGGATTTCCCCAGAATAACTGGGAATTCGCGGGAGCGTAGACGACACCACCCAACACAGCTTAGGGAAGATATGATACGACGAATGGTCAATTTTTCGTCAAAGCCTGGTGAGTCTGTTTGTGATTGCTTCAGTGGGACTGGAACAGTTCTGCGCGCTGTTAAGGATAGGGACGTGATTGCAATCGAGATTAGCCCATACTACTGCGACATGATAGCTAAAGAGCACGGTTTAGAGGTCGAAAAATGAATTGGGTGCCAGTGGAGGACAAAGATCATTATAAAGAGTGGCTGTCTGAAGACGGCCAATATCGAATCACCTGGCGAGATAGGGTGTATGGTTGCCCCATCCCGCCGAGATACCATTCGTGTGTGTTGTGCCAAGGCCCCACAGGCTCCCAATGGAGCTTTGCGGGTCGGCGAGGCCCCTATAAGACATTCCAAGCAGCTGAGAAGGCCGCCAAGCGACATCGTAAATTTTGGCTGCAATCCTTAAAGCCACGAAAGCGAAAATTGCCGGTCCCGTTGGGGGCCGCATATAACAACATTTTAGCAACGCCTCCAGCCTGGATAACTATGAGAGGATAACAATGTCTGAAAAACTCAAAAACAGAAGCAGGTCCACGCTATCGGCTTCGATTGATAATACGCAAACGAGCATTTCGGTAGCTGATGGCAGCCAATTTCCTTCTTCTGGCCGCTTCCGGATTAGAATCGACGACGAACTTTTGGTGGTAACTGCTCGGAGTGGAAACACGCTAACAGTCGAGCGAGGCGCAGAGGGGACCACAGCCGCCAGCCATTTGGTGGGGGCTACCGTCTCCCATGTCCTCACGTATGAGGGATTGCGAAGCTATCTGAGGAACAATATTTATTATGTTAATTCAGGTCGCCCGTCACTTTCGGAAATGACAGATACCAGCGGCAACTTGTTGTCCAAAACTGACTTTACCGCTGTTAATCAGGGATCAAGAACTTACGATGATCAATTGGGCGGGCTTATCATCACTCAGCCCAGTCACGGAGCTTCCGATAATTGGTTCTTACTGACTCGCTCTGCTCCATCTACCCCATATAGCGTTATTGCTGCAACCAGGGGCATAGCGGTAAACACGAATTCTACGGCGGCCCTATATTGGGGCATCGGGTTCAGAGAGTCTGGGACAGGTAAATTTACTCAGACTATTTTGGGTATTAGCACAAACAACGGCGGCCTTAGATTATTAAATCAAAATTGGAATTCGCCAACGTCATTTTCAGCTACTAATCTGACATCCTCGCTTTTAATAAACTCAGATATCCAATGGCTAAAAATCCGCGACGACGGAACTAATTTAATCTTTTACCTTGGTAACGACGGATTGAACTGGATTGAAATTTATAGTGTTGGACGAACTAATTTTATGACAGGCGGTCCGAACCAGGTGTTCGTCATAAGTCAGCATTTTAATTCACAGCACACTGGTTATGTGACCGTCCTTCACTGGAGCGAAATTAGTGGTTAGGAGACAAACATGCCTACAGAAAAGCTGAAAAATGACAGCAGGTCTACGTTATCATCGTCAATCACCAACTCGGCGACGAGCATTTCGGTGGCTGATGGCAGCCAATTTCCTTCTTCTGGCCGCTTCCGAATTAGAATCGACGACGAACTTTTGGTGGTGACAGCCAGAAGCGGAAACACGTTGACAGTCGAGCGAGGCGCAGAGGGGACCACAGCCGCCAGCCACTCTTCTGGGGCTGACGTGGTTCACGTTCTCACTTACGGGGGCTTGCAGCGATACCTGAGGGATAGTTTTTATTTCGCTGACACCGGCAGGCCTCCTTATGGCAGAATGCTCAGCACTAGTAATGCCATCCTAACTAAGAATGACTTCACAGCCGTCAATCAGGGCACCCGATCTTACGACGATCAGCTCGGCGGGCTGATTATTACTTTGACAACACAGGGTGCTTCAAATAACTATTTTCTTCTGACGCGCTCCGCCCCATCTACGCCATACAGCGTTACTGCTGCCGGGAGAGTGAGCAGTATAAACACAGCCTCTTCAGCCGCAACTGGTTGGGGTATTGGATTTAGAGAATCCTCTACAGGTAAATTCCATCACTTTAATTTACTCCATGTGCCAACTGATACTGGGTTTAAGCTCCGTGTCCAGAATATGGACTCCCCGACAACAACGAATTCGGGTCCGTTTACATCGTCCTTGGTCCCGGCAACTGATATCAGTTGGTTAAGAATCAGAGACGACGGCACAAACTTGACCTTTCACTATAGTTCTGATGGGATAAATTTTATCCAAGCGCATTCTCTAGGCCGAACGACGTTTTTAGCAAGTGGACCTAATCAGGTCATCATATCGAGCCAAAATTTTAATAGCAGTGCCGAGGCCTATATTAATATTCTGAACTGGATCGAAACGAGCGGTTAGTTGGATGGCTCTAAAAGAGATTTTCGATTTTCTTTCGGAATGTCGCCGCAAGTTTGACTGGCTGCCAAACTTGTGGAGAGATTACCTGGAAACTCAGGTCATATGTTCCCCGGGAGCCGGCACGCCAGTATCTGGTCGTCGGGGTTGCTGGAGCGACGGACGAGAGACCTGGTACAATCTTAGAATCCCGCGAAATGCAATGCATGAGCCGGAATATGTTGACCGGCCTCTGCGGTTCAGTCTAGCGGAGCATGCATTTGCTATCGGCTCAACGGGGTGGGACTGGGTAAACAGGGTCAGTCGCTACGTAGGATTTGACTTTGACGCAATTTCTGGGCATGCCGCTGGGGTGGGCGTCTCGCCGGAGCATCTAGCAGAGATTGCGAATGCTGCCAAGGCTGTACCGTGGGTGGAAGTGCGACGGAGCACCGGCGGGGCGGGGCTCCATTTGTATGTGCACTTAAACGTCCAGACAGCGAACCATACCGAGCATGCTGCCCTGGCCAGAGCCGTGTTAGGCATGCTGTCCGAGAAGGCAGGATTTGATTTTAGCGCTGCCGTCGATGCTTGCGGCGGGGTGCTCTGGCTCTGGCACTCCAAGATAACCCCAGAAAATCGGGGCCTTGAGCTAGTAAAACCGGCTGAACGCCACTTCGATTCTTTGCCTCCATACTGGCGCGACTACATTTCAGTGGTCACACGCCGCACGTCTCAACTGCGCCCTACTGGTGCGCCGATCGAATTCGATGAAATCGCAGCGGCACAGCATAATGTAGCTCTAGAACAAGCGCACCTGGATGTAATTGCTGCCTTGCTACGGACCAAGTACAAAACTGTTTGGGTATCGGAAAAGAAATTACTCCAAACGCATACTTGCGCGCTGGCTGAGATAAGCAAAACGCTAAACATTCGGGGGCTGTTCAGAACCATTTCGAATGGTTCAAATCCGGACACGCCGAATTGTTTCGCTTTCCCCACCGAGGGTGGCGGCTGGGCTGTGTATCGCTTTGGTCCTGGCGTGCAAGAAGCGGAAACCTGGCGGCAAGACGGCACAAACTACACTAGCTGCACCTTCAACACCCCGCTGCCAATTAAGGTGGCTGCCAAAATACTTGGCGGGTCGGCGACAACCAAGGGTTTCTCCTTTCGGACAACTAGGGAGGCGGAAGAAGCCCTCAGAGTGGCCGGGGAATCGGTGGAATCGCCAGACTGGCTAGCAGATAGACCGGCGGAGCTGATTATCACCAAGGGGAAGGCCATTCTGAGGGCGGAGAAGCCCAAAGCTGACCTCAGAAAGCCAGAAGGGCGTCAGCAACTGGAAGAAGAAGCGCAGCGAGAGGCCCCGCCGGGATGGGCGCTAAGGAAGGACGGTTGGGAGAGGCTGGTTGAGGTAAAGAACCAGAAGGAAACAAACTACAGCGACACAGACAGATTGCTAAGGGTCGCTGTCACGGCTAATAACTCGTTTGCAGGCTGGTATGTACACACCAATAGCGGGTGGATGCACTTCCCTATCGGAGAAATTCGGGCGATCCTTGCCACCGAGGGGCTACAAGGAATCGAGAGGGATGAAGTCATCGGTTATCAGGTCATGCACCCCTGGTCGCTGATATCAGTCCCGTTTGCGCCAGAATATCCGGGCCAACGTCGATGGAATCGTGGGGCCGCGCAGCTTGCCTTCGCGCCTTCCGATTCAGCTGACCCACAGCATCCGCATTGGGATATCGTCTTATCCCACTGCGGTAAGTCGCTCGACGAGGCGATCCTCAAGATGGGGTGGGCGAAAGAATCTGGGCTCTACTCTGGCGGGGATTACTTACGCGCCTGGATAGCTTGTTTGCTGCGAGAGCCATTTGCGCCACTGCCCTACCTGTTTCTCTTCGGCCCAGAGAATTCGGGGAAATCGATGCTCCACGAAGCTATTTCCCTTCTCATGACGCGAGGGGTTGTGTGCGCCAATCACGCTCTTGACCGCACAGACTTCAATGGCGAACTGGTCGGGGCTGTGCTGGCCTACATCGAAGAGAAAGACTTGAATAAGAAAGGAGTTCTGGAGAAGATCAAGCAGTGGGTGACAAGCCCCCAGATTCTGATTCGCCAAATGCGCGCTGATGCGTATTGCGTGCCCAATACCTTGCATTTTATCCAGGTCGCGAATAATCCGTCGTACTGCCCGATCATGGAGGGGGACACGCGAATCACAGCCCTGAAGGTGACTCAGCCTGAGACCGAAATCCCAAAAACCCAGCTGGTAAAGAAACTGATAGAGGAGGCACCCGATTTTATCCGCACCCTCCTTGACATGAAGCTGCCGCAGCCAGCGGCGCGATTGCGCCTCCCTGTCATCGAGACGAGGGAAAAAGAGAGCGTCCAGGCCCTGAATCAGGACGACGTAGCAAAATTTTTGTCAGAATTTTGCGCACAAAAATCCGGCTCAACAATCCAGTTCCGGGAATTCTATGCACGATTTCGTGAATGGCTGGGGCCGGAGCAAGACAATTGGAGCAGAAAGAGAGTTGTGATAGAGCTGGCTAGCAGGGGAATTCAAACGGAGAGAATTGGCGGAAAGAGTGAGTTAATGTCACTGAGCTGGAAAGAAACATGAAAATCATCATTGGCATTGGGCACTATAGCAGAGTTGGTAAGGACACGCTGGCGAATGCTATCATAGACTCGCTGGCTGAACGAGCGCCGAGCCTGTTCGTGGAGAAAAGGCCCCTGGCCCGGAAGCTAAAAGAGATTTGCCATGAGCTATATTTTTGGGCTGGGGTTCGAGAGCCCGATTTTTATGAGACAGAGCAAGGTGCAAAAATGCGGTACGAAGAGCTTTCCGCACTTGGCCTATCGCCCGTCGAATTGTGGGTGAAAGTCGGAACAGACTTTTTCCGCAAGCTCCACGAAGATACATGGGTGAACGCTATCCTATCGAAGATATCTTGTGACGTGACCATTATACCCGACGTTCGCTGGCCGAATGAATTCGCAGCAATTAGAGAAAGAGACGGGCTGTTGGTCAAGGTGGTACGGCCGGGGGTCCCGCCGCTCGATACTCCTGCCGATAAAGCGCTACTTGGCGAAGATGGGTGGCATTTGGTTGTAGGCGGTTCTGGTCGAATCTCCGAGCTTAAACAATGGGGCGACAAAATCGCCAAGTGGTGCCTCGGCGACAAGGGAGCCGTCCGACAAACAAAGAGCGAGAGAGAGCGCCAACTAATAATTGAAGGAACGAAATGACAGCCAAATATCAATCAAGCTTGTCAAACTTGCGCGGTAATAGACTCGTTGCAATAGACGTGGAGACCACCGGTCTTGACCCAAATGAACACGAAATTATTGAAATAGCAGTGGTCGCGCTAGATAGCAATATCGAGCCAGACCCTGCACACAGGCCATTT